GGTTCGTGCAGGAATAAATGATATTTTTACAGCATTAAGAACAATAAATTCAGCAAGTGGAGATCCATCTGGAGTAGGAAATGTAGTTCAGTTTCAACCACATATAGATTCAGCAACTAATTTATTGAAAATTTGTACTGCTGTTAGCTCTGGAACGGGAACATTTACAACTATTGGAAATATAACTCAGGCAAATTTAGGTTTGGTTAATGCAGCAACACCTACGATGACAGGTGATGTAACGATGTCATCTACTGGGTTTTTAAAAATACCCGTTGGAACGGATGCACAGCAACCTGGTCAATCTGGACAGCCAGCAGTAGCCATAGGACAACTAAGGTATAACTCAACACAAAATAGATTTGAAGGATATAAGAATACAGGTTGGGGAGAAATTGGTGGAGGTGCTGGAGCTACTGGAGGAGGAACAGATCAGGTCTTTGTTGAAACTGGTCAAAATGTTACAGAGGACTATACTTTATCTGCTGGAAAAAATGCGATGACAGTATCGCCTACAATAAATGCGGGTAAAGAAATAGTCGTGCCAAACAACGCAACCCTTGTTATCTTATAGTTATGCCAATAGGAATTAACGGAAACGGAACTATTACAGGAGTCTCAGTAGGAGGACTTCCAGACGGTATTGTTGATACCGATATGCTTGCTAATGGTGCTGTAACCGCAACTAAAAGAGGTGCTGGAGCTATTCTTCAAGTTGTTCACGTTTCTTTTTCAACTGAAACAGCTATTGCTTCCACAACTTTTACAAATACAGGATTAACAGCTTCAATAACACCTTCTAGCAGTTCTAATAAAATTTTAGTTATAGTTTCACAGAATTTACAATTTGCAAGAAGTAATACTTCGGCAAGTGGTGGAATGAAAGTTATAAAACTTGTTAGTGGAGGTAGTGATCAAGATATTTACGAAGCGAGTCATTCTCCCTCAGCTTTAGGTATTCAAGTAAATGCTCATGGTTCTGGAATAATTGCAAGAATGAACGCTTGTGTAAATATTTTAGATTCACCAAGCACAACCTCTTCAGTTGCTTATAGGGTACAAGCGGCAGCAGGAACAACATCTGATAATGGAAGTGTTGTAGCACAGGAAGAAGATACACCATCACATATTACTTTAATGGAGGTAGCCGTATGATATATAACAAAATAGATGCCTTACAAAGCCTAAAACCTGATAAAGAATTTGTTTGGATTGGGAAAAATTATTCTGGTCTTACTTATAAAGGTGGTGATATAGCACCAACTGAATCTGAAATAAATGCAGAAGTCACAAGATTAAACAATGCAGAACCTATGAGATTGTTAAGAGTAGAAAGAGATAGATTATTAACAGCTTGTGATTGGAGAGCTAGTTCTGATTTAACACTTGCAGATGATTGGAAAACATATCGTCAAAGTTTGCGTGATTTACCAGCTAGTGCATCGCCTAAACTTGATTCCAATGGTAATTTAGATATGTCATCTGTTACTTTCCCAACAGAGCCAAGTTAATTATGAGCAAAATTTCACTCAAACACTCAGGCGGTAATGTTGTTTCACTCAACTCACCAACCAACGCTCCAGGTGCAGCAGACGTAGCATTTAAGCTACCAAATGCTGATGGATCGGATGGTCAGGCTTTAGTTACAGATGGTGCTGGAAATTTAAGTTTTGCTAATGCTGGAAGTAGTGGTAGAGCAAGAAATTTAATAATCAACGGAGCTATGCAAGTGGCTCAACGTGGTACGTCATCTACAACTCACCCTGCTTATGGAGCAGATAGATGGAGATGGGGCTTTGGTAATCATAGTGCTGGTACAGTTACGGCATCTCAACAATCTTTAAGTTCGTCTGATTCTGGACCTTGGGAAAAAGGATTTAGAAATTATACAAGGTTAGCTTTAGGACAAGCTGGTACGGCTGCTGCAAACACTTATATTTCTTTGAGGTATAAAGTTGAAGCACAAGATATTACAAATAGTGGATGGGATTATACTTCTGGATCAAGTAATATAACAATCAGCTTTTGGTTTAGATGTAGTA